ACCAATGCTTACTTCCTCTGTACTGATGTTCCTAATGGCATGAAGCATTTTGTTCGTACTCCATTAGCAAACAGCATGGACGGAGACTTTGATACTGGTAACGTCCGTTACAAGTCTCGTGAGCGTTATTCCTTTGGATTCTCGGATCCACTAGGGATGTTTGGTTCGCAAGGCGCATAAAGAAGAGGGGAGCCAAAAACTCCCCTTTTTTAATTTGTTTGTAGTAAGATTATTAAAACTGGGAATTACGCTTATTAAACTGCCCCAGCAGACGCATACACGATTAATAGGCTAACTTTGTATGGAGAATTAACATGGCACGATCCACATTCCAAGGTCCAATTCGTTCATTGGGCGGCATTTATCAACAAGGTCCAGCTACTATTGTTGAAATTACAACCAGCACTACCCTAAGCCCAGAGCTTCACGGCGGACGTATTATCTCCGTAGGTGGTTCTTTAGCTAGTGCATTGACTTTAACCCTACCTACCATTAACGCATCTGCAAACCCAACCACTTCTGGTCCTGGTCAAGATCCAAACACCGTCAATAATGAAGGTGTGATGTATACCATTTGGGTTCCAACCACAATCTCTACCTCTTCTTTAAAGATTGGTACGGACGGCACAGATAAGTATGTAGGTTCTATATTGTCAATTGACACAGATACTTCTGGCGCTGCTGTAGGTTTTGTATCAGGCGCAAGTGACGACTTTATTAACTTTAATGGCACAACCACCGGTGGAGTTGCAGGCACATTTGTACAGATCTACGCAATTGCCGCATTAAAGTATATGGTTACAGGCACAGTGTTAGGTTCTGGTACTGTTGCTACTCCGTTTGCTACTTCTTAATTAATCTGGCGGACTAGGGAAAACCCTAGTCTACTCAACATCTTAGGAGATTAATTATGGCAATGCAATATGACGTTAAGCAAGGGCATTTAAACCAAAGTGGTTTTTTTGTTCTTGGGCGCAACCGTGTCAAAGGCGTTTCGTTTTTTGGTGGTGGCGGGGATTTAGTTTTGTTTGATACAACCACAGCTCCAGTTACCGCCAGCGTTACTTATGAGCGAGCAGGAACTTTAGTAACAGTAACTAAAACAGCCCACGGTCTTAATACTGGAGACATCGTAGGTATTCATTTTAATTTGGCTGGTGGTGTATCAGCAACGGATGGTAATTATTCTATTACTAGACTTACCGCAAATACATTTACATTAACTGATATTAACAGCGGGACTGTAGCTAATACTGCAACAGCAATCTACGTTAGTGGAGCAAATCGTTGGTTAATGACATATGAAACTCAAGCAACAGACGAGTACCAAAACGCTCCTATTATCCCTGGCGAAGGGGTATTAGCCAAAAATGGAGTTTATGCCTATATGAACGACATTGACTCAGCGCAAATTTTCTACGGATAAAAAAATGACCGAGCAAGTACGATTAGAAGCTGGATATAATTTAGCAGGTCGGAGGGTGATGATTGGCCTTCCTTCCTACGATTACAAAGTTTCTTCAAAGCTAGCTATTTCGCTAGCTGAGTTTTGTTTACAAGCGACAAGACACGGAATTGACGTTCAAGTCTGCAATATTTCTGGGTGCTCCGTTGTATCCCGTGTTCGTAACCTTATCGCCACTGATTTTTTAAAGTCAGAGTGCACAGATTTAATGTTCATTGATTCAGATATTAACTTTAATGCTGAAGATATTTTTCGTCTAATGGCGTGGAATACAGATCCTGTAAAAGGAATTGTTGCTGGTATCCCAGTTGCCCGTAAAAAAGGTCAAGTATATTTTTCTACGTTAGACACGGACGATGAAAGCATTTTCATGGACAAGATGGGTTTAGTTAGAGCCAAACGTGTAGCTACGGCTTTTATGATGATTCGTAGAGAAGTTTTTGAAAAGTTAGCTGAGGCGCATCCAGAGTGGCTTTATCACGATGAAAAGAAACAGGGCGATGAAACATATTGCTTCTTTGACTTTGAATTAAAAGACGGCCAGTATATTGGTGAAGACTATTTGTTCTGCGACCGTGCTAGAGAGATGGGCTTTGAAGTTTGGATTGATCCAACTATTAAGTTAGGTCATATGGGTGTTCATGAGTTTGAAGGCTCTTTTGGTGAAGAGTTCTTATACCCATTGTTACGTCCAGTAGATACAAACAAGGACGCTGCATAATGGCAACCAAGAAAAAAGGGGTCTCTCTTGCGATTGGCCGTGGTGAAAAGTTGCCTGTATCTAAGGGCGCTGGGCTTACCGCCAAAGGTCGTGCTAAGTATAATGCAGCTACTGGCTCGAATCTAAAGGCCCCGCAGCCCGAAGGTGGTGCTCGTAAGCGTTCATTCTGCGCACGTATGTCTGGTATGCCAGGCCCAATGAAAGATGAGAACGGCAAACCAACCCGCAAAGCAGCTAGCCTAAAAAGGTGGAAATGCTAATGAAAGACCCATTTATGAACATGGATGAAGCTAGCAAACATATTATTGACTTTGCTTCTATCTTAACTGTATTAGGAACCCTTGCAGATATGTTACCAGCTGTTGCCGCCGTTTTTACGATAGTATGGACAGCTATCCGCATTTACGAAACTAAAACTGTTCAACGTTGGCTAGGTAAAAAAGATGCCGTCAATAAGTAAGAAACAACACAACTTTATGGCAGCAATTGCAAACAATCCAAAGTTTGCTAAGAAGGTAGGAGTTCCACAGTCTGTGGGTAAAGATTTTAGCAACGCCGATAAGGGCAAAACATTTAAAGAGGGTGGCATGATGAAACCAGTAGACAAGAAAAAGAACCCAGGTATAGCCAAGCTGCCTACAGCTGTGCGCAATAAAATGGGTTTTATGAAAGAGGGCGGCACTGCCCATTCAGACATCAAGATGGATAAGAAGGTTGTTAAGAAAGCTGTTGGTATGCACGACAAACAACAGCACGGTGGTAAAAAGACTAACTTATCTAAATTAGCCAAAGGCGGCGGTATTGAGGCCAAAGGTAAAACCAAAGGCAAGATGATTGCCATGAAAAGAGGCGGGAGCTGCTAAATGAAAAAGAAAATGAAACGTTACGAAGTAGGTGGCAGTATTGATGAAGGTGTTCGTGCCCGTGCTATGAAGTCTGTTGAAGGTCTTGAAGGTATTAAAGGTTCTGATATTGAAGATGAGACTGGCACAGCTAAAGGCTCAATCAAGCGCAACGAATATGGCGATTTGTACGACTCAGAAATGAAAGCTACACCGAAGGCTACGCCAAAAGCAGCAGTGCCAAAAGCTGAGCCAAAAGAAGAGCCAAAAGCTGCTCCTAAAAAGAAAGAGTCCGCATTTAAAGAAGGTACTTCATCTTTTAAAGACAGTTCGCCAGCATTTAAAAAAGGTACTTCATCGTTTAAAGAAGGTACTTCTTCGTTTAAAAAAATGGCTAGCGGAGGCAAGGTATCTTCAGCTTCCAAGCGTGCAGATGGTTGCGCAGTTAAGGGTAAAACCAAAGGGCGGATGGTTTAATCATGGCCGACCCAGATAAAATTGTTGCGGATATAGACCGTAAACAAAACGAAGAGGATTTGGGGAACCTTAATAAGTATATTGTTGAGCCCATCAAGAAGGTTGGACGGCGTATTTATAACAATGTCATGGGTACCCCAGAGCAAAACAAAGCGGCTCAAGAGCGCATGGACAAATCCAAAGGCAAAAAGGCTGGCGGCATGGTTAGGTCTTCTGCTTCCAAGCGTGCTGATGGTATTGCTATTCGTGGTAAAACGAGAGCGTAATGGTTAAACCTGTTAATCCTGCACAAGGTGTTTTTGATTTTGGGGAAAGCCCTGAGCAACCAAAAAAGAGAAAGCCTGCGGATCCGGGGTATAAAGAGGTGCACGAGAAGTACAACCCACCAGAAAAAGACCGCAAGGGTAAAACTGCCGAGAACGAAGAGTTCAAAGATAAGCGTCAACCACAAAGTCCTTTAATCCGCCAAGCAGAAATTGACAAGATGAAAGAAATACTAGATAAATCTAAGTCTGGTAGTGGCGGTGGCGGCGGTAGTGGAAGTATGACTGACCCCATGGAGCGTAAAACAAAGCCGTACAATAAAGCCAAAGGTGGAGTAATTAAATCTGCTTCTAAAAGAGCCGACGGCATTGCAATTAGAGGAAAGACAAAAGCATGAGACCAAGTAGAGGAATGGGCGATATAAAGCCAACAAAGATGCCTGGTGCGAAAAAGAAAGCTCGCAGGGATGACACCGACTTTACTGAATACGCCAAGGGTGGTAAAGTTGGTAAGGGCAAAGGACCAAGTTCGGTTGTTACTACTAAAGGTGGCACTGCATCGGCTATGGCTAGGAAATTACTGGATAAGCCGGGGTCTTTAAAAGCGTCTGACATGTACAAAGAAGGCGGCAAAGTTAATGCTGCGGGTAACTACACAAAACCTGAGCTTCGTAAGCGGATTGTTTCTCAAGTAAAAGCTGCTGCAACACATGGTACTGGCGCAGGTCAATGGTCTGCCCGTAAAGCACAATTAGTGGCTAAGAAGTACAAAGCCGCAGGTGGTGGTTATCGTGATTAAATGGTTCTGGAGATTACTCAATGGCATTAGCAAAATCACAGCGCAGCCTCAAGGCGTGGGGCGACCAGAAATGGACAACCAAGTCGGGGAAGAAGTCGTCCGAAACCGGCGAGCGATACCTGCCAAAAAAAGCAATCGAGTCCCTAAGCCCGCAGGAGTACGCAGCAACGACACGAGCAAAACGGGCGGGAAAAGCCCAAGGCAAACAGTTCGTGCCCCAGCCAGCAAAAGTAAAAGCAAAAGTAAAACCGTACAGAAAAGTTAAATAATGGCAAACACATCGGGTTTAGCAAATTTTGACCTCGACCTCGCCGAGTTAATCGAAGAGGCGTATGAGCGTGCGGGCTTACAGCTGCGCTCTGGTTATGATATGCGCACTGCCCGTCGCTCTTTAAACTTACTAACTATTGAGTGGGCTAATCGTGGTATTAACTTGTGGACTATTGAGCAGGGGCAGATTACTATTAATACGGGGCAGGCTATCTATGCTATCCCTGTCGATACTATTGACCTTTTAGACCAAGTTATCCGTACTGGCTCAGACCAAACCCAAGTTGATATTAATATTAGCCGCATTTCTGAGTCTACCTATTCTACGATACCGACTAAGAATGCACAGGGCCGACCCATTCAGGTTTGGATTAACCGCCAGTCAGGGCAACAGAATACTATTACAGCTACGCTAGCCTCAAACATAACATCAACAGATACCACGCTAACCCTCACTTCTGTAGCTGAGCTTGGCACAACAGGCTTCATTCAGATTGGCACTGAGATCATAGCGTATCAAAACGTAGACACTGTAGCTAAACAACTTTTAAATTGCTTCCGTGCCCAGAATGGTACAACAGCAGCAGCGCACACAACGGCAGAAGCTATCACAGCTCTAAACCTACCTAACGTTAACGTCTGGCCTACTGGTGATGGTGGCGGTCCTTATACACTTATTTACTGGCGCTTGCGTCGCATACAAAATGCTGGCGATGGTGTTAATGTCCAAGACATTCCGTTCCGTCTAATTACATGTTTAGTAGCTGGTTTAGCGTTTATGATAGCTGTTAAAAAACCGGAAGTTAGCCCAGAGAGAGTAGCGTTCCTAAAAGCTGAATACGAACAACAGTGGCTGTTGGCATCGCAAGAGGATAGAGATAAATCGTCTGATAGGTATGTGCCACGTCAGTTATTCTACTAAGGTGATGTATGCCAGAAAAGTATGCGTCAGGTAAAAATGCAATTGCGGAGTGTGACCGGTGTGGTCAACGCTATAAGCTCAAAGAATTAAAGAAGCAAGTATTAAAGACAAAGCTTTATAATATTAAGGTATGCCCCAGCTGTTGGGACCCAGATCAGCCGCAGTTGCAGTTAGGTATGTACCCAGTCTCAGACCCACAAGCGATTCGGGAACCAAGGCCAGATACAAGCTACTACTCCTCGGGTTTAACTGGGTTACAGACGGAAGCGGGCTCTTCAGTAGCATTTGATGAATCAGGGTACACCGCAGACGGTAGTAGGCAAATACAGTGGGGTTTTGCTCCAGTGGGTGGAGCAAGTCAATTTGATTCGGTTTTAACGCCTAACAACTTGATTGCATTAGGACAAGTAGGTACAGTAACAATATCAACAACTTAAGGAGTTTAAAATGTACAAATCAAACGCAGACGGCATTGCCAAAAAAGGCAAAACTGAGGGTAAGAACCTTGGTAATTCAGGTCCTACAGCTAAGATCGACAACGGTCCAATCAAACATACTGTTGGCAAGAAAAACGCTAACATGAAGTCTATGGGTCGTGGTTTGGCTAAATTAGCTGCTCAAAGAGGCCGCTAATCATGGCTAAGTTTTCTATGAAACAAGGCGGTAAAGAAGTAGGCTCCGCTGCCGTATATGCAGCACCACATACTATGGACGGTAAAGTTATGACCTCAGCTAAAGATTCAGTTGTTAAACCAGGTAACGCAGTAGACGCAGTTAAAATGTCTGTTGGCAGCCAAATATTTAAAAGCCAAAAAGATGAAGTTAAAACTTCTGGTATTAAGCAACGGGGTAATGGCGCTGCGACTAAAGGCTATACATCTCGTGGGCCAATGGCTTAAGGGTAACTGATGAATTACGTTCAACTGTATCAAGCAATACAGGACTATGCCGAGTCTAGCGAACAGCTATTTGTAGACAATATATCTACGTTTGTTCGGCAGGCTGAGCAGCGCATTTACAACACTGTTCAGCTGCCCCCACTGCGTAAGAACGTAACAGGCACACTAACGTCTGGTAACAAGTATCTTTCTGCACCAATCGACTATTTATCTACTTTTTCGCTGGCAGTAATCAAGGCGGACGGTAGCTATGAGTACTTGCTTAACAAAGATGTTAACTTTATCCGGGAAGCGTACCCAAGCCCAACATCTACTGGTGTACCTAAGTACTATGCGCTGTTTGGTCCTCAATACACGCTTACGAACGAGCTGTCTTTTATTCTTGGGCCAACACCAGATAGTAGTTACAACGTAGAAATGCACTATTTTTACTACCCCATATCTATTGTGCAGGGCGCTGTAAGCTCTGGAACAATTACGCCAGGATCCGGTTATATCAACAACTTGTACAGTAACGTGCCTATTACGGGTGGTTCAGGTAATGGCGCTACGGCTAACATTACGGTGGCTGGCAACGTAGTTACGAACGTCCGCTTTAACAATCTAGGTAACTTCTACGTGGTTGGTGACGTTATTTCTGCCGCTACTAGCAACCTTGGCGGTACAGGATCTGGATTTCAGTTCACTATTACTGCGGTCGATAACACCCTTGGCACGAGCTGGGTTGGTGATAATTACGACCCGTGCCTATTGTATGGCTCATTACGTGAGGCTGTTATTTTCCAAAAAGGTGAGCAGGATATGGTCACTTACTACGAAAAACAGTTTCAAGATGCTATGGCTCAATTAAACCGCCTTGGAACTGGTCTGGAACGTGGTGACGCATACAGGGACGGGCAAGCTAAAATCCCGGTTAATCCATGATTACACAAGGTCAATGCACCATCTTTAAGAAGAACTGCTTAAGTGCTTTAGAGAACTTTGCAGTTGGAACCCCTTACGTTTATAAGATTGCGCTATATACAGCCAACGCCGACTTAGACGAAACAACTCTGGCTTATACATCTGTGGGTGAGGTAGTAGGTACGGGGTATACAGCAACAGGCAAGGTTTTAACTATTTCTCAAGTACCAGCTTCTAGTGGCGTTACGGCTTATATATCATTTGCAAACGTGACTTGGAACCCAGCGAGCTTTACGACTAGAGGGGCTTTAATCTATAATAGCACCACTGGAGCTGCTGTTGCTGTGCTTAATTTTGGGGCAGATAAAACCGCATCCAATACCTTTACGGTAACTTTCCCAACGGCGACAGCATCTGACGCCATTATTCGGCTTTCTTAAGGAGTATTTATGAGTTCTGAAATTACAAAATTAGGCGATAGCTTCGGAGCTAGTGCTTCCTATGGTGGCGGTTCAGCCGAGACTGTTGGTCTTGAAGGCGTTTATTTGGCAGAGTGTTTTGATTCCGAGGGAAACCTTAAGTGGAGCGACACAATCCCCAACCTTACAACCAACGTAGGCCGTAAGAACCTAATGGACTCTTACTTTGGTAATACAGGTGGCGGTGCCATCGTTATGGGCTTAGGAGGCGCTAATGGTTCTGGTACGTTTACTCCTGCTTTTGCTGATACTCAAGGTAGCCATACTGGCTGGTTTGAAGTTGGCGGTGCTAATGCCCCAACCTACTCTGGCACCCGTAAAACTCCAAGTTTCTCAGCAGCAACAACAGCGAATCCATCCGTCCTGTCAACGAGTGCCGCTGTCGTGTTTAGCATGACTGGCTCTGGGACTGTTTATGGCGCATTTATTAACGTAGGTGGATCTACAGCGATTGATAATACCACAGGCACTTTGTTTAGTATCGGTGCATTTACGGCTGGTTCTAAGACTGTAACTTCTGGCGACACAATCAACGTTACCTACACACTATCTGCTGCTGGCTAAGGAGCTTTAAATGGCTCTTCAGTTAAAAGATAGGGTACTAGAAACTGCCTCGGCTCCTGGCACAGGCACAGTTACCCTTCTTGGCGCTTCTCTAGGATACCAATCCTTTAATACCGCTTTAACTAGCGGTAGTACTACTTATTACACGATTGCGGATTTAGGCGGTGCAAACTGGGAAGTTGGTGTTGGTACGTTTACTTCTCCAAACCAGCTTGTACGTAATACTGTTTATTCTTCTAGTGGCGGCGGTTCTACAGTTAACTTTAGTTCTGGCACACAGAACGTATTTATTACTTACCCGTCTTCGCAGTCAGTAAACCTTGATGCTTCTAATAATGTGTCAGCGTTGGGAACCGTTTCTTCAGGAACTTGGAATGCTACTGCGATTGTTACGACTTATGGTGGCACTGGGCTTACTTCCTATACTGCTGGTGATTTACCCTATTACACTTCTGGTACTGCGCTGTCTAAACTGGGCATTGGCACCAATGGGTTTATCCTTACATCAAACGGTACAGCTCCGACATGGGCGGCAAACACAGCAGCCACAGCGGACGATGCGTACTTTTTATCATTTATGATGGGTTAATATGCCAACTTATGCAAACAATTCCTATGCAGTAAAAGACGTCCTTACGACTGGCTCAACTGCTATATCAAGCATTGCCTCTGGCACTGTTGCGGTATCAAGCCTCATCTTATCTAATACCGGCATATCGCCAATTACAGTAAGCGCCTATATCACCCGCAGCTCTGTTAACTACTACCTTGTCTATGTAGCTACTGTGCCCGTTGGCGGTTCTCTTGAGGCAATCCAAGGCAACCGTGTTGTGCTAAAGGCTAGTGACTCTTTAACTGTTGTGTCTGGTACAGCCACTTCTTGTGACTGCTGGATCTCTGCTTTGACTGCGACCTAACATGGCTTTTATAGGAAATACCGTTCAGACTCAAGGGTTTACACCCGCTATTGACTACTTCAATGGTAATGGCGTTACTGTAACGTTTACTTTATCTCGCTCTGTTGCTTCTGTAGCGCAGGTAATTGTTGCTATTGATAACGTCATTCAGAACCCAAACTCAAGTTTTACCGTAGCTGGTAATGCAATCACATTTAGCTCTGCCCCGCTGTCTGGTACAAAC